TAATGCACCAATATAAACTCTAGTGATAGCTTCATTAGATAATGAACCACTATCCCAAGTTACATTGATTGTAGTATTTGTTGAAAATGATGATGAACTAATTGTTCCAAAAATTGTGCCAGGTGTACTAGCAATTAATTTAATTCTTCTTCCCTCATGGTAGATTGGAGTTACATCTACACCAGCTATTGTAAAAGAAGTACCTGATGCGTAAGCTGCTGTGTAAGCACCATCACCATCACCATATTCTACCCATTGAGAATCATTAAACCATTCTCTAGTATTTTTCATCAATGCTCTAATTGCATTGTTTAGGTTTGAAGGGAGCATCCCTTCACCGACATTAATAGAATTTAAACTTGTATTGTTTGCTTGTGTTGTTGAATAATCTTTTATACCTGCCATTTAATCTCCTATAAACCAAGAATATGCTTTATTGTTTTCTTGATTTTTTTCATTAATAAGTGTGTTAATTGCTTCTTCAATTTGTCTTTGAAAAAATTCTTGTGTTTCCATTGAATATCTTACGTTATCTATATCTATTGAATCTGACATTATCTATATCCTGCTTTAGATGCAATAATATCTATACCTTGTGCATCTGACCAAGGTATACCACTAGGTGTTTTAACATTAATTTTAACATATCTACCAGATTTTCTTACTGGATTTATACCTGTTGAATTCATAGATATTTCACTAGACTCACTAATATTATCTGCAAGTCTATCTCTTGTTTTAATAGTAACACTAGCTTGTGCATCTACTATTGGTCTAATAGATTGTATATTACTTCTAAATCCTGGAAATAACTCTACTTCAGATGTTTCTATTTCACCTTCATTTGCTGTTCCAGAAAAAATAGCTGCTTTATAGTTATTATCAATAGCACCTAAAAATAATTGTCCACCAGACCAAAAATCTGTATCTAATGCAATATTAATTTGATCTAAGTTTTGAGAAATAATATCCATTAATTCTACTGTGTAAGCACCTACAAATTGATTAAAAATTGTACTAGCATTTGCTTCTGCTAATGACCATTTTTTTGTAGCATAATTATAAATAATAATTCTATCACATATACCTGTTGTATTAGAAGT